AAGATAACAAAATTTGACCTTCTCTCCATTACCAATCAGAGAGTACTTTCCTTCCAATCCAAGTCTCTTGACATGATGATTGAATAGAAGAGATCCTCTTGCATGAATCGGTGTTCCCTTTTCATAGATTGCATTTCTACCTTTATACTTGACAACATCACTCACAGTTCTAGGGAATGATATTTCTTCTGGAGGTAATGATCTAAACTTCTTACGGAACTGATCTATGAAGTCAATCATCTCATCTTCCGTACCACTCATCATCACCTTCAATGCATCTTTAATAGCTTTGCGACATGGTGCAGGGGTCGAAGACTTGACAGCTTCGATACCCATGATCTTAAGTTTAGGTTCACTATATCTTACACCCTCACTATCCCAGACATTTAAGATATATCTTTTCTTTGCAGTCCAAATACCACGATCAGCGATATTCTCCCGCTTCATGATCATCTTCTGGTCATAGGCATTGACGTAACTGGCCAACGTTTCATAAGAACTCTCAATATACTTTTCAAATTCCACCTCACAGATCTTGTTAAGGAACCCAACAACACTCTCAGTAGTCTTTTCTCGTTCTTTGTATATAACCTCGACCAGAGGCCCAAGATTGAGATAGATAGAATCAGTATCAGAAGCAATGACATAATCAGTATCCTTTGTTTTTAATATATGGTTAATTTTTTGGTTCATTCGGTTCTCTATCCAACGGATAGAAACCTGACCAGAGAGGGTTATCGCCTCAGCATTCTCTAATTTATAATAACGGAAGTACTGATTGCCGATAGCACCATAAGCAGAATTAAGAGAGATCTTTTTCGCCATTTGGATGTTGTTGCACCTTGCAATTTCCTTCTCCAATGATTTACTGGGATTCTTCTCATAAGCTTTCTTCGCTTTAATCATTCTGTTCTTATATATGACACGTTCGTCATAGTATTTCTGCATAAGTTCAGGCAGAAATCCTCTCTTATCTCTACGATACATCGCACCATTGGCACATACCGCATTATCTTTATAGAGTTCAAAGTTTATCTCTTCTGATAGTATTCTATCAACAGTGGCTGATGGGTGTCTCTGTTCAATAAGTGTCTCAGGAGAGATATTATATTGCATGATGAGGTGTGGATACAGAGAGTTAAGGTCAAAGGATACTACCCAATCATATTTGCCTGGAATGGGTTCTTTTACATAAGCTCCTGCATACTTTTCATCCTTCTTAGATCCCACCTTTTGAGGTATTGCAATATTTCTTTTCTTGAGTTCGTTGTATATGATACAATCCCAGAGTCGGACTTGAAAGAAGATGTCTTGATAATTTACTTTTGCATCATAAGCCATAGTCAATGCAAGTTCAATTAACTTAAGTTTATCTTCCATGCGGTCAACAAGTTTAACGTCAATGATGTTGTATTCTACAAACTTCTGCCAACCCTTTGTATAGAAATCCTTAAATGTGTCAAACTCTGAGTGGTCAAGTTTCTTTTGTCCAAGTTCAACAGATGCAATGTAATCCAAACGATCTGATTCTTGTGCCTTGTAAGTAAATTTCTTATAAAGATCAAGATAGTCTAACTGTGATACACCACCAATATCGTAAGAGATATGCTTACGACCTGCGATAAATGTTTCTTCTTCTGTTACCAATCCCCAAGGTGACATTCTCTTCTTCAGTTTCTCACCAAGTATGCGATCAATGCGACGACAAAGATATGGAATATCATATAATTTACTGTTCCAACCAGTAATAACTTCTGGTGTATTATCTTCAATCATCCACCAGTTAATAAAATCATTAAGAAGTTCATACTCTGTGCTAAATGATTTGTATATTACATTTTCTTGTTTATTATTAAATGCACCAAGACCCCAAGTGCGAATCTGTTTTGTAGTGTAATCCTGTAAAGTAATTAGAAGTATTTCTTCTGCACAAGATTCTACATCAGGGAATCCATGTTCTGATTTAACCTCAATATCAATTGTGGTTAATTTAATTTGTTCAATATCAAACTTTAATTCTGTTTCTGGATACTTTGAAGAAATATACTGATAGATAAATCTTTCATTTCCATAAACATTAAAGTTTTCAACCTCATTATATTTTTTAATAAACTCCCGACAATCTCTTACTGTGCCAGGTTCAATTGGTTCAACGGGCAAACCATCAAGTGTTTTATATTTTGTCTTTCTTTTTGAATCTACAAATAATGTTGGATAGAACTTTTCACGAGTAGCAAAGTGTTTTCCATCTTCATATCCACGAACCAAGAAATTATCTCCGACCATTTGGACGTTGGTATAAAATCTCATTACGCAGTTAGTTCAGTATATTTGTCTATAATTGTACCATTTGGGTCTGCAATCGTCAATATATCTTCTGACCTTATCATAAACTCTGTTTGATTTGTAATATCTGCTTTCCAAGGCACCATATCATCTATACTATTATAAACATATGGTTTAATTAATTTACAATTAGGATCTCCTATCTCTGCATCAACCTCTACCACTTCTGTAATAAGGGTACAGTGAGCATTTAACATTACACATTTAATCATTTGTCTCCTCAATCTCAAAACTATTTACTTTATCTAGGTAAAGTTGTGTTACTGAATCAAGTGGTTCGACAACTGTTAAAACACTATCTGTTGGAATAATCATCTTTTTATCTTTTGATAAAATTAACCAAGGAAGGAGTGAAACATTAATACCATAATCACCATCTTCTAAATCTTTCTCTTCCTCTGTTATAAACTGTTTTTCAGTTATCTCATAAGTATGAGGATTTACAAGCATATATGCTTGTGCATTTTCTTCACCCTCTGTCATTAATTCTTTCATATCTGATATAATTTGTTCACCAGATTTAAGAACAGTAATTTTAATTGACATTTTTTAATTTCTCTCACTTAATTATATCATAAAAAAAAGGGATCGTCAAGATCCCTAAGTTCCATCTCGAACTCAATTATATTTAGAGGTAGTTTTTACGAGCGTGATGTTCTGGAACTACTTTACCCAACTTAACGGTAAGTAATCCATCTTTAAATTCGACATTCCTGACTTCAATATCTTCTGATAATGACCAGGCTCTGTTGAAAGATCGTTGAGCCAAGCCTTGATAGACATACTCGGATCCTGTCTCCTTAGTTTCTTTTTTTCCTTCGACGATGAGTTTTCCATATTCAGTGTAAACCTTTAGTTCTTTTTTACTGAATCCTGCTAGTGCAATTTCTAACACAGACTCAACATTATTTACATGAATAAGATTGTAGGGTGGATAGTTTGTTGTGGTTTCGTAAGAATTGAAAAAATTATCTAGGTATGAGTCCATACCAATTCCATTCTTAGAAATAATCTTCATTAATTCTGGAAGATTAGCAGTGTGATACTTTTGTAAGTAAGTCATAGTTCTCCTTAAATAAGCGAGTATAAATTGTGTACCCGAAGCGTACACTATTAATTATACCACAAATTTTTTAAGTTGAGTTCGGGTATCCTCCCAATTTTTTACAGTGTGTGGATAACCACCCCATTCCTGTACTGCTTTTGCTAAAGGATAATCATTCTGTCCTTCTTCCATCATATCACCAAAGAAATGTATTTCATCAAAAGGACTAAAAAATTTTATAATTTGACTTTTATCTTCATTTGATATATCTAATCCAGTTTGTCCACCTACCAGAACATTAAGGTCTGGAAACTGATTTTTTATTCTATCCGCAATATCAATTCTTTCATCATGTATTTCATCCCATTCTTGATATATTTCTCTTTCTTCAAATAATGCGTTTCTACCTAAGATGCTAAAGTTTACACCACCTGCTCTCTCCTCAATATGATTTCCTGTTTTTAAAGGAAACTGGCTGTAATCCAACTCGTCTTGTAAAAATCTTTTTACATCATCAGGTAATTTCCAATCAGATTTGTAAACATTAAAATTTTTTTCATATATGTCTGCACCAGAACAATTAAAAACTCTTTTCGCACGATTATACACATCAAGTCCTACTTGCTCTACTGTTTTATCTCTATCACTTCCAGTAACTAAGTAGGTGTCAAATTTGCAGCAAAAAATAATAAACTCAGACATAAAACTTATGTCCATATAATTTCGACTTTCTGTTAAAGTCCCGTCTACATCAAAAATAAATTTCTTCATATTATCGTAGTCAGTTTTCACCACGATAAGCATATTGTTGTACACTATCTGGCATCCATACATTATATCTATCTTCTTCACTTAATGTCTCTGGAGTATTTCTAATAAAACAATTGACGGAATATCTCATGCCAGATTTTATTTCTTCAACTTCATGAACCCAGAAATAATCTGCTGGCCAAATCATTACATCACCAATCTCCATTTTTATTTTGTGCTTTCCATTCCAGAAAGCAAACATACCTCCTTCATAATCATCGTTTAGATTTATAGTGCAACTCCCATATATGTTAAAATCATGATCAGTATGAGGATGGATTTTCGCACCAGTTTCATATTTCATTATTCGATACATATGTGGATATCTTAATGAAATTCTTCTCATTACATGAAAAGAATTAAAAGTATCAAGGTAATCTTGATAATCACATACCATTTTTTCAATAGTGCTATGAATTAATTTAAAAGCTTTTCCATTTCTATCTGGATTTTTCATGAAAAATGTTGACCACGTATTTACTCCTGTAACGGCATGTGGACAACATTCTAATCTAGGTTCATTAGGTGAATTTTCATACTCATCAATTATTATCTGGCACTCTTCTTTTGATAAGAAATTTTTTTTATAATATATTAAATCTGTTAAGTTTGGAGGTTGAATATAATTCATCTTAGAAAAAAATAAGAGGGAGGTTGGATTCCTGTATACCAACAAATAACGGGCACTACTACAGTAAGTAAATACGTCATTGCCTGAGACCCGATTGGTTGATCGGTTCTACCCTTGCGAGCAGCAGCACCACCTGTGTCTCATCACCTTAACCAGCGGTTGCCAGTAAGTTTATTCAGTCACTCCCATGTTGCGTCCAACAAATATAGTATAGCACAAAAAAAGAGGATGTCAACCCTCTTCATCTGTTTTCTTTTTTTTCGCTCCAATATTATATTTCGTCTCCAATATCCAGTCTCCTTTATCTTTATATGACAACACTTTAATTTGATTTAAAGGTGCAATGTCTTGTATTCTTATTACATCGACCACACCAACCAATCCCCAATCAGCAAGAAGCTGAGCAATACGGTTGCGACGCTGAACATCATTAGAAGTAAGGTTAGCGTGTTTTCCATCAAGAGCAAAAAGTTCTTTAAAGTGGACAAGATAATACCTTCCCTGTTTATGAAGTATGTGACAACTTTGATATATCTTCTTTTCTTTTCTACTTGCTACACCAATTCTTGTGAGAGTTTCTCTGACTTTTAGGAAATCATCTGGTTCATTTAATGTAACTTCAATCATTTGGTCGGGAGACCATGCCACTTCAGGTTCTTTAACAACACTCATTTCGCTCCTCCAGTATCAAATTTAGATTTTATAAAGTTGAGTTGTTTTTTTGTCAGAATTTTTAAAGCTTGTTTTGCTTTTTCGTTACTATAACCATAATAACGTTTTACATAATCAAGGTCTTTAATCATATCCTTACGAAGCCAAGGAGAGAATCTCTTCTTAGTTCTGAGTGTATTTATATAAAAGTCGTATTGCATCCTCTTTGGTAAGAAATTATACCTATTCATTTCATTCGCAAAAAGGATAGCATCCAAGTGTCCTGAGAAACAGCGATTGATTATATATGGTGGATAATCTTTTTCTACTAAAGGGTCTTCATCTATTAAATTTTTCTTTGTTTGGTTAATTGAGTTCAACCAGTCTTTTAGTTCCATCTTCATTATTAAAATAGTTTGCACAAGAACAAACAAGATTACGATCTCCGTAAACATTGTCAATTCGTGATATCGCTGGCCAAAACTTATTAGTTTGATTGGCGGGATATGCTGCCTCTTCACGACTATAATTATACTCCCATTTGTCCGAACTTACAACCCTTGCTGTATGAGGTGAGTTTTTCAAGATATCTTTATTTTTATCAATCTCTCTTCGGATACTTACCATAGCTGCACCAAATCTTTCAAGTTCTTCTAATGATTCACTTTCAGTTGGTTCGACCATAACTGTACCTGTAACTGGCCAAGATAATGTCGGTGCGTGAAAACCATAATCCATTAATCTCTTTGCCACATCTTCAGCACTTATACCATCAAAATATCGAACATCAAAGATACACTCGTGTGCCACTCTTCCATTGTTACCTTTGTATAATACTTTGAAGAATGGTTCGATACGATGCACTAACCAGTTTGCTGTGAGTAAAGATATTTCACTTGCCTTTCTTAATCCATCAGCACCCATCATACGAATATACATCCAACTGATTGGAAGTATACTTGCACTACCTTGAATTGCTGCTGATACTCGATGGTTCATGAAAGGAACAAGATGTTCTGCAACACCAATCGGACCAACACCAGGACCGCCACCCCCGTGAGGAATACAAAATGTTTTATGTAAATTCATATGGCATACATCAATACCATATTCACAAGGTTTTGCTAATCCAACTTGAGCATTTAGGTTTGCACCATCAAGATAAACCTGTCCTCCATTTTCGTGAATGATTTTACAAATATCTTTGATAGTTGGTTCAAATACACCGTGAGTTGATGGGTATGTAATCATAATACAAGACAACTCAAAGGTATTCATTATTGCTTGTTTTTCTAAATCTTTTAAATCTATATTACCTTCATCATCACATTTGACGGGAACAATCTTCATACCTGCCATCACTGCTGATGCAGGATTGGTTCCGTGTGCACTTGTCGGTATTAAACATACATTTCTTTTTGTATCACCATTACTTCTGTGATATTCTTGTATTGCAAGTAGACCTGCATATTCTCCCTGAGAACCTGCGTTTGGTTGTAATGATACTTCAGCAAATCCAGTAATATCACATAACCATTCTTGTAGGTCAAACATTATTCTTTGGTATCCCAAAGTTTGATGGTCAGGTGCAAACGGATGCATATTTGCAAACTCATTCCAACTTACTGGCATCAACTCTGATGCTGCATTGAGTTTCATTGTGCAACTTCCAAGTGGCATCATACCATTTACAAGTGAAAAATCTTTAGATACTAATTCATTAATGTATCTCATCATATCAGTTTCACTATGATAACGATTAAAAACATCTTGTCTTAACCAAGGTTTGGTTCTTTCTGGTATGTTTTTCCACTTATATCTACCTACAGATTCAACAATATGATCGATAGTATCGTATTTGTTAACCAAATCTTGTTGTGAATTTAACAATTCTTTGATTTCATCAAGAGTTGTAAGTTCATCTAAAGTAATAATAGTATGGTCATCTTCATATCGAACATTGTATCCTTCAACTGCAAGAAAACTTTTAAATCTAACTGTATCAAATCCCTCTGTTTTATCTACTTCAATACCTAACCAAGATAATCCAGTTAACAAAACTTCTCTGTAAATTAATATCCGATTTGCAATATTTTTAAGACCTTCTGCTCCGTGATATGCAGCATAAAATCCTGCCATATTTGCAAGTAAAGCTTGTGCAGTGCAAATATTAGATGTTGCCTTATCTCTTCGTATATGCTGTTCTCTAGTTTGTAGAGCAAGTCTTAATGCTTTATTACCTTGAGCATCTACAGATTGTCCTACAATTCTACCAGGTATTTTTCGTTTATACTTATCTGTAATTGCAAAAAACGCTGCGTGTGGTCCGCCAAATCCCATTGGAACTCCAAACCTTTGCATACTACCAACTGCAATATCAAATCCCATCTCTCCTACAGGTTGCATCAGAACCTGTGCGAGTGGATCAACAATCGCAATCTTCATACACTTACAAGCTTCTGCAAGTCTTAATACCCCATCACGATGTTTTAGAGCACCGTGATTATTAGGTAATTGTGTAATAAATCCAAAAGCATCAGCAAAGAATGATATTGGTATTGTTGCATCTAAATCTATCTTAATAATATTAATACCTAATGGTCTTGCTCTTGTTTGTAAAACTTCTAATGTTTGTGGAAATATTTTATCATCAACTATAAAATCTTTTTTCTTTCCTTGACTATGAGCAAGTAACATTGCT